CGCTAAAAACTGCGGCTGGGGTTTCTCCTCTCAATAGGGTGGTATGTTTGCTGACCATCTTAACATTAGGGTTGACATACCCTGAATCGATCTTAGTAGCTTTTCTGAACGCTGGCGTTATCAGCACGTTTTGAATCGCCAAAATGTTGCCGTAATGCGACGTGTTTGATCGGTTGCCCACATACCCCTGAGTGGTGGAGCCACCTTTCCAGAACCCCCAGCTAATCGTATTCCTACTCATGGTCACGTTCTCCCATGGGTTATGCTTCAGCACTAGTTTACCTGGCCCTGCGTAATAGATCACTGCTGCGTTCACATAAATCATCTCTAAAGCTAACAACTCTGGGTAGTGAGGGGCAAGGTATCGGTACATCTCTCCATCTATCATAAGGATGAATGGCGCAATCGCATTTATTATGGTCAGGCTAATTGGAACCCATCGAGGCAAACGCGACTTGTCTATGTAGTTCCACAGCACATACGAGATCAAGAAGACTGTGAATCGAGTTATGAAAAACGAGATGACTTTCAGTGCGAACCTCGAAAGACTAGTCCTCATATCGACCATGTAGTCCTGAAACATATCCAACAGCTTCGGCAGTACGTTCGCATATGTATACTTGGCGCTTGTTGGACTTGAAATCGTGTGTGGCAGAACCAAAAACCCTATCATGAAAGCCACGATCACTGTGGTCAAGGAGGTAATGGAGAAAACGTTGTGCTCGTTGTTTAGGCTAAGCTTCTCCTTCCACTCTTTTGGTGACCATGCCCACGGTGGTTCTCTATCATCTGTGGCTCGCCTGGTATAACAATATACCGAATCTCCACTCTCCTTTGTCTTTTGTAAGCAGCCTATTATGCTTCTGACGCTCTGGGCACCTTGTATCATGCTCGAATGGCTAGTGATAGACGCTAATATCCTCCTTCCCTTACTTAATACTGACAGAGTTCTTGCACTAGGAATTACTCGGGTATACTTCCTCGCCAGATAGTATCCTGTCAGTCGAACTTCATATGGTATGGCAAAGTTGTTGTGCTCCGTCAACTCGATCTTTAATGCTGCTGCTGCGCGCATTTCAAAACCTTCATTCATTGCTCCTCCTATGATATCTGCGGCGATTTTCCTTATTATCCTAGGATATGTGTTCGCCGCCGATTGACCCAACGTTGTATATTGGCAAGCGTAGTTGGCTACCGCTAGTGTGACTTTCTCTGACAAATCCACATTCATGGCTTTCGGGTAGAAGTTGTCCGCAATATCATATGCGACGCTCATCAAAGGGCCGTTAATTATGACGCTCGGAAAGTTCGTTATCCGGTCCAATTGTCCTGATCGTAGGGTGTATATTTGATAACTGCTGAAAGCATTTGAGGTATATGTGTGAAATAGAACGTCCCTACTTATTTTCTCGCCGTCGATTATCGTGGTCTCTGTGGCTACAGGAGATGTAGTCATCACTGGCACGTATTGTTCATACGTCTCGCCTGCTATGTGCTGAATCCACATACTATCTGTCCCTTGAACCACCTGGAATTGTCCCCCGGCTACAAACTCACCATGAGTATCGAAGTTAGGGTAGATATTGTGGGCTATGTAATTATTCTTCGGCTTATTGTGGATAAAAAAGGCTCTGACATCATGGTGGTAGAAACTATCAACTGATATGAACCACGCATTGGGGAAAGTTTTTGCAAGATCAGTTGTTCCCGTTACTGGTACATAGCGGATGAACTTCGAAAAAGGAGAATCGTAAAAGGCTTCTTGTGTGGGGTTCAAAGGCAGACTAGGTATCACTAATCCAAATGACATCTTCAGATAGCCCATGGAA